CGTTGCCGCCACGTTCCTCGTTCCTCGCTGCGTCACAAGGTAGGAGCCGTATTTTACTGCTGGGTAAATATCCGCATACGGCACAACCGTAATGTTCGCCTTGGCGTAACCGCGCAGCTGGATAACATCCGTCAGCGCGTCACCTGCGTTGTACTTGCTGTCGATGTAGCGGAACCGGTTGTACATCCACCACTTGCGCTGCTGTTCCTTGGAGCCCTGAAGCATGCCAAGATAAGAAGCGTCGTTGTCGTCGATCAGCGGATCCAAGTACTTGTACTGCGCGTCTTCGTTGAAGATCGCCTCGGGCCACTTGCCCTGGTGGTCCTCGAACATCTTCTCGACCTTTTCAAACGAGATCGCGCCAGAAGACCGAAGTTCCTGGTACATCGCTTTCAGTTCTTCACCGAACGCGTCACGCAGGTTGCACCACAGTACGGACTGCTGACCGTTGAACACGTCAGCGGTGCCGACCGTATCCGTGTCTTCAAGGTTGTAGCTGAAGGTTAGCGCGCCTTCGTTGTTGATGCCGAGCGCGGTATCAAAGTCGTACGGCAGTATGCACCACTTGTCTCCGCCCAGCTTGGATGGGAACGCGTTCTTGGCGCGGCTGTCTACCATCAGGAAAAGCTCAGTGAACAGATAGTAGAACAGCACTGAATCCACTTCCATATAGTCCGCCAGTTCGTGCCTGAATTTGGCCAGACGGTACTGCGCGTCGTCGTAGTCATAAGTCCTGCTGTCTTCGCCGTCCACATACGTGACTTGCTGTGAAAGCGCATTGCCAGTGGCCTGTGTACGGTCCGTGGATACCAACCACTGTGCCAGCCTTGCAAGGTTCGTAGCGTTGGTATTGTCTTCCGGGTACCGTCCCTCAAAGTCGTTCAGCCAGTCCGTGCCACTGTAATCAGCCGATTTCCACAGAACGCGGTTGGAAGTATTGTTCTTGATTTCCCAGGATTCGTCCCCGTCCGTAAAGCCGAAGACTTCTTCGGTGCCCTTGTCGTTGTTGAAATTGTACTTGCCAAGGAACGTTGTGCTGCTTCCGTCGTTGTGGAAAATCACCATCGGGAAACCATCAATGCCCTGCCGCACCTTGGCGTTTGCTTTCTGGTATGGAGTTTTGTACGGGCAGGCGTCGTTGTACAGCCTTGCCAGCTCCACGTTGTTCGCGCCTTCGGATGAAGCCACGTCAGCCTTAAAGGTGAAGGTCTTTACTGGAATCGCGTTGTCGTTCATCGCATATTTTGAAGCCGTTTTCCCGTTGGTCACGAACCCGTCGTTGAATTTGACCTTGTAGTTCTTTCTGGCGTAATACTGCGAGGATGTACCCTGTACGTCGATCTGCGCGTTTTCAAACGTGAACGACTTTTCTGGATGCACCGGGTCCACGTATTCGCCGCTGACGATCAGCTTGTTGCCCTTGAACGTCGGAAGCGTGCCGGAAATCACCATATAGGGCAGGTTGCTCGGCAGCTTGGCGATTACGATATTCCCGTATTCGTCAAAAATATCATTGTGCGTGTAAGCGGTCACAAAGTCATAACCATCCTGTTTGTCCGCAATCCAGTTGTTCAGCACTTGGAAGCGCGTCAGATCGTGGTCATACACGCGGATGTTAAAAATATCCAACGTTGCATCCGCGCAGCCGAGTGTAATGCCAACTGGGTCAACCTGTGAAAAGTCATCGTTATCCGGGTACTGAATCGTCCCGGACACCACACCGTCAATATACACGAGAATCAGCCGTTGCTGTGCCCGCTTCTGGACGACAAAGGACAGTCGCACGCGCTCGTTATCCTTGTATTGCGTAGAAATGGTGCTCTGCTCGGAAGCGAGCGTAACGCTTTGCGAGGATACCGTCAGGCCGCGCCCACCAGAGACGCAGGTGATAATCGGCGTGTCGTAATTGCGAACGTTGCTTGTTTCAAACTCAAGCTCAATGGTTCTTCCGTTTGCACGGAAATCCTCCGCGAAGATCTGGTACGGAATCGTTACGCGTCCGTCACCGCTGATACGAAGCGAGGTAACGCCGTTTTCGTCCTGTTGCCATCCGTCAGAAGTAAAGTCAACACCGGTCATCTGCGCTTGAATGTTTCCGTAAGACCATACTTCCGGATGTTCTTCGTTGTTGTTCCGTCCCTCGGCTGTCAGGTACAGAAGCAGTCCTTCGGTTTCGGCTTCGACGTTAATATCGGTCGCAACTACCGTAAAAGAAACGGATTTCTCGGTTGCGCCAGCGACAAATTTAACGGTTGCATTACCGGCAACAGAAGCCCGGTAAGAATACTGCTGCTGTTCGCGCCCAACTGTCAGCGTGCTCTTCAGAACGTTGTTCTCATAAATCGAAACCTCACACTGCTGTGAAGTTGGGTCATACACTTGGTAAGGGATTGCGACAGTGTAATTTTGCTGAACACTCGGCTGATTGAATTGAACGGCAATAACCGGTTCGTCGCTTTCCGCTGAAACAAACATATATTCATAGAACAAGTGGTTGGATTCGACCGTTTCACTGTTGATAACCGCCGTAAACCAACATTCAATACTGTGAGTGCCGTTTGTCTGTGAAGGCACAATGTAACTCAACTGACGGTTGGACACAGACACCTGAAAAGTTTCCTGCGCAACACCGTCCAACTTGAAGTGCATCGTTTTTTCGACCGACCCAACTGGGGTGTAGGGGAACGCAAATGCCGTGTCATAAGGTGTCTGCGCATCAAACGTAGAAGATAGCGAAATCGACACGCAAGAAACGGTAAAGATAATGGTGCGGGAATTCCCGTACACATCCTGCATGGCAAACCGCACGTTATTGGAACCCGCGGCAAGATACTCGCCGACGTCTACAGTTACTTTTCCCTGCGTAACGTTCAGCGTCTCACGTACAGAACCGTTTACCGACACTTTCAGCGTTCCGTTTCCGGTTGGTGTTTCGTCGATTGTAGACGACCAGTTCACGGAAAGCGGGCAAGCCGCGCCAAGACGGATCGTCGTTGACAGCCATTCCATGCCATTCGTCATGGTCATTGTGGCATCATTGCCGGAGCCACCTCCGCTTCCTCCACCTCCGCCGATGCCGCTGATGCCACCGTCACCGACAACCACACCGTCAGAGGTCAAATATAAAGTGCCGTTTTCAACGAACCACCCGTTGACCATGCCGGAAAGCGAGGTATTGACCTGTTCCAAGGCTGCGTTGATACTCTCAACGTCATCCTTTACGCCGGCCATCTCTGCCGCGTCTGCGTCATGCACGGCCTTTAGGTCGGCCAAGTTTACAAGTTTGTCTTTTGTTGCCATCTGCACACCACCTTATACAAGTCCAAGGTATTCAATCGTTTCAGCAGCCGTTGCCACTTGCACATCTACCGCACCTGGGTTTTCTTCAATGTACCTTGCAAGTGTCGCTTGAGCCTCCGCGTCTGTAATTTTCTCGGCCGTAATCGCAAGGATGAAAGCAAGTAGTTCCATGTCCACCCTCCTTACTTAATAGTTGCCCATTCGTTATTGCCGTTCAATTGCCATACGTTCGTGCAACCATATGTCGCAACGAACGTTCCTGGAAGCAAGTCGGTAAGACCGTCGCGCTCGGTTACGTTCGCTACGAAGATCAGCCTTGACGGAATGTCCCGTACAATTTCACCGTTTGCAACTGCGTCGTGCATTCCCCACGTCAAAGACTTGATGTTGCTGTTGCCAATCACCGTTTCGTTCATCGTTTTCACCCCTTCTTTCTATCTGTGGTCAGGCAATGCCAATGTACTCCATCGTTTCTGCAATAGTCGCAACGCTAATCGCGTCTGCAGCAGCCTGTGCCGCTTGTGCGGCCGCGTTTGCGGAAGTGGTTGCGGCTTGCGCTGCCCGTGACGCCGCGTTTGCCTGTGAAATTACAGTTGAAATGTTTCCAACAGGCGTACCAGGGTCAACAATGTCTTCGCTAACGTTCCTTTCGACAAACCCTTCAACCCATACCGCCGTTCGCACTTGTCCATCTGAAGAAAAGTTCATTGTAAACTTAAATCTTCCGGGTGCAACATAGCACGACGCTGGCAATATCACTTGTGCAACATTTCCAACTATAGTGGCGTTAATGGGTGTCACCGTTGTCCCGTCTGCTCTTAGCATCGAAGCCGTTACACCAACGTCAGAAAGGTCTGCTTCACTTCCGTCATCGTCGTATACAGTCGCTTGTATTGCATGGGATAATGTGTTGTCGTATGCAATTGGTTCTTGCAAGTGCGTCTTGCCGGTCGGGGTCGAAAGCTTGATATGCTTATTGACAATGCAATAAACGTTTGCCACTGTTCTCACCCCTGTTCTTTACTCGGTTTCGACCCCTTCCGCGCCGTCTGCGGTCTGGAGTTTCTGCTCAATCTGTTTCAGGTCGTTGTCGAGCGTCGCAAGTCCCTTCATCACTTCCACCGCCGGGTTCCACTGGTCGAAGCCCTGAATCGGCATTTTATTGATGATGTTCAACATCGCGTTAATCCGTTCGTGCGCGTGCAAGTCCTTCAGTTCCTTCGCGGCGTCAATGGGTTCTGTGGGTCGCAGTTCTTTCAGTTCAGCCATGTTTATCCCCTTTCCGTCTGTCAGTTTTTCTATTTGTAAAACCGGTTTTCACGGTTATGCCTTTGGTTGCGTACCGTACTCTTTTTCAATTTTCTTCAGCCAATCGATGATGTTCAGGCTCTTGTCGTGGTCTTCCCGCTTGGCTTCTGCCTGACTGATCACGTCAATCATGGCGATGGACTTCACGTCAATTCTGCCAAAGTACTGCTTGTGTGCCATGTACCACTCCGCGAACTGCCGTTTCATGTCTTGAAGCTCCGATTCAAGGTGCTTGCCGTTCAGCGTGTAGTAGGCGTCGTAGACCGTGCGTGTCACCATCGCGCAGTACCGTGGAAGCGGCATCCGTTCTTCAAAGGCCTTACATACTGAAAGGTTTCGTTTGAAATGTCCCCACGCGGCAGGGATGCTCGACCCGTCGCGGTTGCTCGTGCTTTCCTTGCGCCAACACCACGCGTAAGGCGGTGTAGGTGTTACCAGTTTTCCTGTCCGCTGAAAATGGACTTTGGTATGGAAGATGGCATTGAACTCGCTGTCCTCGTTGTAGTTCAGTTCGGTGTTGAACCACATGTCGTTATCGAGTAGACATTGCCGTCTGAACACCTTGCCGTGTGTGAACACCGCGTCTTCCTTGTCCTTTTTAATCAGGTGCCACTCTTCGCTTTTTCCGTCTTCAATGTACAGGTCGGACCAGAGCATGTCGTATCCTTCACCCTGTTTAAGTGCGTTCAGGATATCGCGGAGAGAATAGATGTTCGTGAACGTATCGTCGAAGTCACAGAACATAACCCACTCCGCGTCCGACGCGCGGATGCCAGCGTTTCTTGCCGCAGACACACCCGCGTGGTCGATGGAAATTTGTTCCACCCGGTACGGACGGTTCTCGAAGTGCTTCTGGTCAAGCGCGTTTTCCTTGCCGTCGTTCACCAGAATCACCTTGATGTCGGCAAAGTCGATACCGCGCTGCACGTCCAGAATTTCAAACATCTTTTTGCCAATATACCAAGGTTCTGTGTAATGCGGGATAATCAGGTCAAGCATTGGTTGCTCCTTTCAGATAATTAAGTGGTGTATTGTACAGGCATCCATTCATATTCATAAATAATCTTTGGGTTCTTAGCACAATGTACGGTAGCGCCATTTGGAACAGTGCATAGTGCTGACCCGTTCGGACTTGACCTAAGGTTCACATAACCGCCCGTGCCGTGTTTTGAAGTATCAATTGTGCCAAGATAACCATATGATGAATAAGGACCGTCACCGGGTGCATCTGCTTTTTGGGCACTGCCGCTACTGCTATTCCACGCACCAGTATTTTTGATGAATTTTGACATGATATAACCGGTGTACGTACCGCTACCGCCTCCTCCTCCGCCGGTCGGAACGTTGACTGTAATGGTGATGTCGCTGATTCCGTCGTATCCACTTGACGGCGTATACGTGTAGGTCCCGTTAGAAGTAATGCTTTTGTTCATAGATACTGTGCTGAAGCTCTGCGCGGTTATCGTAATGCCCATGCTCGTGATGTCCGTTATGGTGCTTGAACTGACGCTCGACTTGGCTCTCGGGTAAATGGTAATGCTCTGCCCTGGAGAAAGCGTCCCGGACGAGTACGAAAGGGTGATGGAGTCGTGACAAACGTTAAACCCGGCGGCGTATACGTTGGATGCGTTCACTCTGGCACTGATCGAACTTTGGCTTCCATCGTCGTAATTCACATTCACCGTATGGTCGCTTGCTCCGGTTTCTGAAGCCGTCAGCATGATGGTGCTTGCAAGCCCGGTCGCCGTTCTCTGCGTCGTTGACCCGCTCGCCGCGGTGATGGTGATGCCCTTGCTCGTGATGTTGCTTGCGCTTGACGCTGTTTTTGTTGACTTCGCCTTCGGATAAATCGTGATACTGCTTCCTGCCGCGATGGTCTGGGACGTTGCCGAAAGGCCAATACTGTCATAGCATGTCGTGAAGCCGTCCGTCGTGCCTTTGTCGTACACGCTGGATGCGTTCACCCGAACGTTGATTGAGCTTTCAGAATCATCGTCATACACAACGTATTCCGAATGATTACTCGTCCCTGTATCCGAAGCCGAAAGCGTGATGGTGTCCGCAAGCCCTGTTGCGGTTCTCTGCCCCGCCGATGCGGCACCCGCGGTATACCCGGCGTTATACACGCTTGTTGCGTCTACTGTGACCGATTTAAGCGGCCCGCTGGTGACGCTTGACGTGCTGAAATTGACCGTTGTCTGATGGTTCGCATTGAACGTTGTGCCGCCGGAAGTCGTGAACGACGGGAGCGATATGACTGTCGACGAACCGTTGCTTGCGGTAACGGTGTTTTTTCCGTTCGGCCCGGTCCACCCACTCACGCTGAGTGTTACGCCAGCCGCGCCTTGCTGTTCGCCCGCGTTGAAGCTTGCTGTAACGTCGCACTCGATGGTCTCCGTTCCGGTCGCACCGTTGCTTGCCGTAGCAAGCACAGGCACATACGCGGTCTTTTTGTCGGTCGAATACGTGATGTTGCCGTTTTTGACAATGCTGTCAACCGTTACGGGAACGCCTGTACTGCCGTCTTCATAGCCGTCTGAATAGCCAATGGCGTACACTCTGGATGCGTCAATGCGCACATTGATGGTACTCTCAGAGTCGTCATCATACTCGACATACGCGCTGTGGTCGCTCGTCCCGGTCTGTGTCGAGAGAAGGGTAATCGTGTCTGACAGGCCGGTTGCTGTCCTCTGCGTTCCTGAACCGCCGGACGCGGTGATGGTGATGCCTTGTGTCGTAATGTTACTGGCGTTTGACGATGTTTTTGTTGCCTTCGCTTTTGGGTATATCGTGATGCTCGTTCCAGCGGCTATCGTCTGAGATGTTGCCGACAACCCGATACTGTCATGGCAGATTGTAAACCCGTCCGTTGTGCCCGCGTCATAAACGTTTGCGGCATTGACCCTTACATTTATCTGGCTTTCAGAGTCGTCATCGTACTCCACATACGCGCTGTGGTCGCTTACGCCGGTCTGGCTCGCCGCAAGCGTGATGGTATCAGACAGTCCGGTCGCCGTTCTTGTTCCGACGAGTGTCATTCCGTAATTGATCGCGTCCGTAGGCGTGAAGGTTTCAACAGCACTCGTTTGGAAGATC